TCGTACCAGTCGTCTAGCCGGGACGCGCCTCGTACCCGATCCTGGGTGCCCTCGCCCTTGCCGGTGTGTACTGGCAAGAACACGTCCTGGATATTGAAGTCGTGGGTGATCTGGTCGAGGCGCTTTGTCCAGCGCGTAATATCTGAGTTGCTGTTCTCGTCCATCCCCGGGCTGAGTGCTCCGTGCAGCGGGTCAATGATCAGAATTGAGATATCGTGCGGAATCAGATAAGTATTTGCGAGCCAGGCGACTGCGAGATCATCCATCAAGTCAAAGGGGCGTCCGCGGAGTGATCTGTGGAATACGCGCTTACCGTTGCGAATACCGATCTCTGAGAGCTGTCTGCGTGCCATCTCCTTGTGGACCTCATAGTTCAAGTACAGGATGTTCCCTTCAAAAGGAGACACCTCGAACTCACCAAGGAACGGCTCCTGGTCCGCAAGTGATTTGATAAGGTTCATCATGCAGGTGGTCTTGCCAGTCTTTTGCTGCGCCAAGATCAGAGTATTAGACCCGACCGCATGGAGCTTGTCGATTCTCCACTGGATCGGTTGGATAGGTAGCGCGAGCTCCTGGTCGAGACTTAGGCCGTCGTCCTCGTCGTCAGGCGGAACAAACTCTGAGATGCTAAATCGAAGGCGACCTTCTTGTTCGCCACGGAGCTTGATCTCGTGACGCCGAGCAATGCGCTCGACCTCCCGAAGGAACGCCTGCTCCTCGGTAAGTGTTTCCGCCTCGATCTCGGCGTCGACTTCTGCACGAGCCTTGGCTTCCGGAGACCCCGGCGGCAACGGTGCTCTGGCTGCCCGCTCTGCGCGAGCGGCCTCTACTGCTGCATCGTAGTCCCAGCCGGCGAGCTGCTTGGCAAGGCGCTTCTTGATCTCCCAAGCGGTAGAATCTCCCGTTGGAATCGGAACTGGGTAGCCCCAAGCGTACGCCGCAAGCACTAGTTTGTCTGTGCCAGTGTCGTTGCAAGTGTAGCAAGTCCACAAGCCGGTGTCCAGGTTCATGCTGGCACTTGCGTTGTTATCGGTGTGGGAGGGGTTAGGGCAGTGGATCGAGACCTCTCCGGAGTTGCGCGTCTGAGCGTAACTGTTCTTGTACTTGCCGTGGAGAACTTCCTCAAAGACCCGTCTGATCGGAAGGTTCCTGATAATCTCCTGGAGCTTGTCGGCCTCGAGGCTCTTGGGTTGCTCGGTGGAGTCCACCTCGGTATATACGCCTGCATACTTGCTCCACGCCGGATTGACCGGTTGTGTCGGTACTGCGGGGGTACTTAGCGCTTGAGCTGTAGTGAGACGCTTCTCTCGGGATTCCCGGAGCATCTTCTCAATTGGCGTCTCAGACACGCGTATCCGCCTCTACCTTGAGGAATTCGATGTACTCGCGCTTGACTCGCTCGAAGTCGTCATACGCTTCGCGGTACTTGCCTTGTTTGACTAGGCCCCACGTGTTTGCGAGTCCGTAACCAGTGATCGCCTTGAATGCATCAAGGTTGTTCATTAGGTCGAGCCACAGAATCGGAGACACTCCGTTCCACTGGGTGATCTCGTTATTACTTGACATCGCTTTGGCGTCTCGCTTCCATCTCGTTCAGCACGTCGATCTTGGTCTGATGCATGAGGATTCTTACAGTTGGTATGATGAAAGCTGCTAGAGCCCCGCCGAGAACTAGCGCTTGCTCCCAGGTCACAACACCCACCAATAGAGGTGGATCATGAACTTTCCAGAGTATGCCCGCTGTGTGCAGACGTACTCGGCTTGGGGGCCGGTAATAAGCTTGCCGGTGCTGAACCACTCGAAGCGCACGGTGACACGATCTTCGATCAGATCCAGGTCCGTCTCGTACCAGACGCCCCACACTCCCGGTGTCATTTGGTACTCGGCCCACAGGATCTTGCTGTGAACCGGCATCTCTACCTCGGTGAAGCCTGTTCCGTTTGGCTCAGTGCCGTTGGTGATCTCCACCTTGTGAACGACGCGCTGGGCGTTGTGATCCGGTTCAAGTAGCCACTTCACGTCAGAACCCCGCGATCTTGGTATTGAAGTGGTTTTCGATCGCTGCGTCCATCGACACCAAGAATTCCGCCTCTGATCTGATTGGACGCGGCGAAGCGGTCCTGAGTTGCTGATTGATGACCTCGCTGATCCAAGTGCGAATCGGCTTGACTGGAATGCCAACGAGGCCAGCGAGGTACATCTCGGTGCGAGCGCCCGGGGACTCCACTGCATCGAAAAGTGCGGCTACTCCATTACAGAGCATCATCGCTGCAATGCCATATCTCATGTAGCAAGCCCAGGAGTGGAGGTACTCGGTGGTCGTCTCGTCATCTAAGTCCGTGTCGGTAATCTCGCCGTTGCAGCTCTGCTCGGGACACGCTCCGACATCGACCGGGTTCACAGTCTCAAAGCCGGCTGCTTCGAGGTTCTTCTGCCAGTGCTTGAACTTACTCCTGAAGTTTGGGTCCGCTGCAATGTCGCCCGAGATATAAAGCTTCATTTGACTATCACCTTGTCGGTGCAGTTTTGATGATCGCCTCTGTTGCACTCGAGGCATCGCAGACCAGGAGGATCAACGTGGCAGCAGCAGATTTTCATAGTTGCGTCTCTTTCTAGGTTAGGCGAGCTTAGAGCTCTGAAGTTGGGTCAGTACACGTGCCAGCTCTGCGCGAGCATCAGGCACTGGCTGAAACATGTTCACGTGTTCGATCTGAGCAAAGAACGTCGGATCAGGAGATTTCAGATTCTTCCCCAATGGTAGTCTCATCAGATTGCCGAAGCGCCCCTCGTCGAGCTCGTCCTGCTTGGGGAACAGCTCAATCGTGAGCAGATCGTTCCACTCACCGAGTCTGGTCGGAAACTTCCAGAAGATGTCACCCTTGACCGGTTCGCACCCAAGTGCGTACAAAACCAACAAAGCAGCCTCGCGAACAAGCTTCGCCTCCATGAGACCGGTGAACCCGTACACATGGATGCCCTTGTTCCCAGAGTACGCCGTCAGCGTCGGCAGACCGAGCTTCTCGATCTCGCGCGTCAGGCGGATTGCTGCTGCCATGAACTCACCCTTTATATACGCGCGCGCGGGATGCGCACGGTCACGCCAGGCTTCGCGCGGGTTGGCAGGTGTGAAGCTGGCTCTCCAGTCCTCGGCGTCGGCATCATCTTGCACGGTGCTCACATCAAGCGTCGGAAGGTGCCCCTGAGTGTCCAGGTCCAAGTCGAACGCAAACAACTTGCACTTGTTGTCGGTGTTCAGAAGATAGTGCCCGAAAGTACTTGATCCCGCCAGGTGAGCTGTTAACTCGCCGCGGGACCAAGGGAGGTACTCTGGATTCTCTCGCGAGCCCCTTGTGTGTGTGAAGTACTCTCCGCCGGGCTGTTGAATCGCCTTAACATCTGGGCGAGCGATAAACAGCTTGGCGATGAGGTCCTCTAAAGAGGCGGTCGTTGCGTCCATGCTACTCCTGGGGTTGGTTGAGGAGTCGAAATATTGGGTGGCGGTGAGCAGTTACTCGTGGACAGAGCGCTGCCTACCCTAAACCTATCACACGACTCGAGGTGTTGCAACCATCCAAGCATGTCCGATATTCTAGAAGCTGGTGTTTCTCGTGTATCTCTGCTATGGTCCGCACGCATGAATGAGCGCCCGCAGACCGAAGTATGGTTCAGAACACCGCTGCCTTATCTGAGTGAAGCCAGAGAGCTCGGCGTAAAGAACTGGTGCATGGATCACGGTTACATGCAGAAGAAGCACATCGACAACCCGGTGGCTTGGGCGACTCTGAACTTCGGCCTCGATTCAGACTGGCGGCTGCTTGTACCGGATCACTTCCGCCACGAGGCGATTCTGTGGGAATCCGGCTCGAGAAATCCCACGGCTGTGTATCCGATGTGGATGGGGTTCGAGAATTTCGGTAAGCTCATCGAGCTGATCGAAGACCCTTGGATTGAGCGCGATAAGCAGATCTTTACTAGAAAACTTCCCGAGCAGGATCATGCAATCGTAATCTCCGAGCTGCCGAGCTTGCAGGATGCCAGGCTGGGTGAGATGAGTCCTGGCGTGAGGTTCTACAATGAGCTGAGCGAGATTCAAGAAGAGTACCCCGACGTAAAGCTCATCATTCACGGGAGTTACGCTTTTCCCAAGATGTTTGGATTGAACTTCCAGAGTGTTACGTATGACCCGAGTCAGGCAAGTGGTGCTGGCCGAGTCTTCTTGCCGAATGGTAAGACGGTGACATTCGCTCGCGACAAGTACGCTCCGAAGCTCGGGTACTGGTACAACCTGCTCGGCAGTACCTATGCAGAGCTCAAAGAGTCCAGAACTGCTCGGCGAACTTACAACGTAAAGTCAGCATTGTTTGCTGGGAGATATTACAAGACGATTGACCGATTCCGCGTGTCCCGAGGTCTCGAGAACATGATGGCTCCGGAGATTGAGGATTTCGTCAAGACCAACTCGTTGGTATTTACGAGGACTATGGCCGCACAGCCTGGCGACCGTGTAGTCTGTGATGATTGTAGCCTTTGGATGGGCTGCAAGTTGTTCCGAGAGGGGGCGATCTGCGCAGTGGCTAACTCACCGATGAAAGATGTCAACAAACTCTTCAAGACTCGCGATTCGGATTCCATCGTCAAGGCGTTGTCTGCGCTAGCCGCTACCAGTGCGGAGCGTGCCGAAGCTGCCCTAGAGGCAGAGGCCGAGGCCATTAACTCGGACAAGTCAACCGGCGCAGACCCCAATTTGACGAAGCTTCTGGAGTCAACATTCAAGATGGGTGACCGTCTACTCCAGATCGTTGACCCGACGCAACGCACTGGCCGCGCCGCAGTGAATGTGAACGTCGGATCAGGAGCACAGCGTGTCGAGATCACCCAAAGTCAGCCACAACAGCAGGTGGCCCACATCTACAAGATGTTGGAAGACCAGGGTTACTCCCGAGATCAGATCACCCCCGAACTTGTCGCAGAGGTTCTGGAGAACCTGTCGAACCCTGCACAGATTGAGCGCGGAAAGGTGATCCAAGGAGAAGTCGCATGAGCCCCGAATTCGCCTTCTGGATCAGAGTCATTATGATTCCACTCGGCATGACGGCATTTATCTTGCAGCTCATCTTCATGGTGCAGAACGGTAAGCGCATGTCGGGAAGTCAGTACATGAAGGGTTGGGCCTTTTCTGGTCTGATTTTCGCCTCAATCTGGGGCGTCTCTGAGAGCCTTTTCAAGGACATCCCGGCTGGCCCAAGGACTTTTATTCTTTTCGTCACGGTTCTCTGGGCGTTCATCGCAGAGATTATGCCAAGCAAGTACCAGCAGTTCTATGACGAGGAGAAGAAGTAGTGCGCGTTTTCTTGATGGTTCGAGATGAAGACGAAACTGGCATCTCTGGAACCGGAGTCGTAGCCGAGGGGGTCGAATACTCCGACGGCAAGGTTGCGCTGCGTTGGCAGACTCATCACTCAGATCATCACAGCACGGTTATCTGGGAGAATATTGAGAGTGTGTACTTCATCCACGGCCACAACGGCAAGACGAGAATTGTCTTTGCCGATGACGTAGTGTGGCCTGCTGAATGTCAGAGTTAATCGATACCTTCGGTGAAATTGCAGTAGGAGTTGTTCTAGCTCTACTGGCCGCGTCTCTGGTGATCTTGATGATTGCCTTCGTTGGAAAGGGTGATAAGTGAACGTCAAAGATGAAGTCATGTGGCTCGCGAAGCATCCTCATTTCAGGGAGCGACCGGCAAGCATTGAAGAGTTTCTCGGAGAGAACTATCTCAACATCGAGCGCAAGGTCCGAGCTGGGATCAAGAAGGCACTCGAAGAGATCTTTGGCGAGGGTGTTCCGGACGGCGTTCGCATCTCGCAGGTAGAGACGGCGATGATTACCGGAGCTATTGGCATCGGAAAGACGACATTCGCGAGCATTGCACTGCCTTACATGGTGCACTGGGTGCTCTGCTTGAACGATCCCCAGGATTACTACGATCTTCTGCCGGGTTCACGCATCGCCTTTATGCAGATGAGTACCTCCGAGACCCATGCACGCGAGGTCATTTTCGGTGACATCAAGGCGCGTATCGCCGGTTCGCCGTGGTTCAAGAGTTGGACTCCAGATCCGAAGTACACGAAAAGTTTGCGCTTTGAAAAGGACATCTGGATTCTCCCAGGCGACTCGGCGGAGACAACCTTTGAGGGTTACAACATCTTGGGCGGGATTCTGGACGAGGGAGATTCCCACAAGACCACCAAAGAGAAAGACTACGCCGAGCAAGGCTACAACACAATTCAGAGTCGTATTGCGAGCCGCTTCGTAGACAACTCGAACCCAGACCGCGAAGGCCACAAGGGTTTGCTCATCTTGATCGGTCAGATGAAGAAGGCTACCGGCTTTATGGCTCGCAAGTACAACGAGCTACTTGAAGACCCACACGCCCACGTGACTCGAATGACGATCTGGGAATCCTTCGGATGGGAGCGCTATACCAATGGTGACGGCACGAGGCGGTCGTTCTGGTACGACATCGACCGCAAGCAGATTCTCCCGGAGTGGTTCGGTCCGGAAGTTGCCTCGAAGGACAAGATCATTGAGGTTCCCAGAGCCTTCCTCTCGGAGTTCAAGAACCAGCCCGAGAAAGCCTTACGGGATTTGGCGGGCATCCCGCCGAATGCAGAAGACCCATTTATCTCGCAGGTTTACAAGATTCAGGATGCTGAGACGCGCTGGATCGCTTCTTACGGAGAACGCCTCCCAGTCAACGACAACTGCTCGCAGCCGACCATCGCGGAGTGGGTTGGGACCGCTGCTTTTACAGATGCACGCAAGCGGGTGGCCCACATCGACATTGGATACTCGTCCGCTGGAGACGCTGCTGGAATCGCAATTGGTCATGTGCGTGAACTCGTTGACTCGGGGGAAGGTGACTGGCGCCCGTATATAGTCTACGACTTGCTGATTCGTTTCAAGGCTCCACCTGGAGCTGAGGTCATGCTGAGCGATTTGCGACGCGTGATCTACGAGATGAAAGCCCGTGGAATGCGGATAGACAAGGTGACGATGGATGGCTTTGAAAGCACAGACACCAGACAGCAATTCATCAAGCGCAAGCTTCGATATGGGTACGTTTCAATGGACAAGTCAAAACTACCTTACGAAGACTTGCGAGAGGCTATCTATGAGGACAGGATTGAGTGGCCTCCCTATCTCACATATCTTTCTCCCGGTTCTGCCGAGCGTGTCCCGATACTCCGTAATGAGTTGATGGGCCTGAGCGATACAGGCATGAAGATCGACCACCCACGAGACGGCAGCAAAGACCTCGCTGACGCCGTGGCTGGCGTCTGCACGACCCTCATGGCTGACAGCGTGTACCGGAAGGGGCTATCATCGGCACGCAAGGATTCCGAGGGTTCGCCTCGGACAACCAAGTCGTTGGAAGAACTTCTTTCGGCCTTCGATCGTAACGAAGGTGGTCCCTTGGGGATGCCGGGAATGCCCGGTGGAGCCTCGGCACCAAACACTTTCGGGATCGCTGTACCGGATCGACTTCGACCTCGCTAAAGGAGCCTAATGCTACTCGACCACCGGGGTCAGCCTGTCAGTTCTGGAAACTTTAAGAAAGCGCCAGCCCCGAAGACAGGTGAGAGCTGGGCGGTCTGGGGAGATAGCAAAACCCCCTATGGGCAGATTCTTGGTCAGACGAGTAATGTTCAGTTCAATCTGGACAACCTGACAGTTCAAGACTTCCGCGCAATGCGCTCGCATTATCAGGTGAACGCTTCCCTGGCTGTGCTGAGCTTCATGCAGCACCAGAGCGACTGGCACATCGAGTGCGAGAACCAGAAGATCGCCGACGAGTGCGACTACCAGCTTCGGCGGGTCTGGACGCCCCTTAACCGAGCCATGAGTCACGCCAACTGGGCAGGCTACGCTCCGTGTGTTCTCAACTGGGAAAACGACATGGTGCGCGGCAAGGTGGTTCTGGACAAGGTGAAGGACCTTGTGCCAGAGTACGCGGAGGTCTCTTGGAAGGAGATTGATGCTTGGCGTCCGACCGGCGGAGATAACCCGGTGGTTCATCAGACTGCCAAGGTCAAGATTTACGACGGAATCAAGCAGGCAGGTGCTCCGTGGCCGACCCCGGCTGACAATACCTTCTGGTATCCGCTCCTGATGGAGCATGGCGACTACAAGGGAATGAAGCTGCTCAAGGCGGCGTTTACCTCGTGGTACTTCTCGATGCTGATTCACCTGTTCGCCAACAGGTACTTCGAGCGCTTTGGTGAGCCGATCGTCAAGGCGCGTGCTCCATTCGAAGACGACATCAAGCTTCCGGACGGTACTCGGATCGACGGCGTGCAGTACATGCTTCAGGTTGTCAAGGACTTGCGGTCCCGGTCGGTTGTCGCTCTGCCGAACGATGCAACGGCCATTGGAGATACCAACCGAGTCGAGTTCGATTACGACTTGGAGTACCTGGAATCTCAGATGCGCGGCGCGGACTGGGAGCGGTATCTCACCCGTCTGGATGAGGAAATCTCGATCGGTCTGTTCACTCCGATTCTGCTGCTGCGCACCGCCGACGTAGGCTCGTACAACCTCGGTGTCGGGCACATGCAGATGTATCTCTGGATGCTCAACGCGATGAACAGCGACCGAGCACTCTACATTGACAAGTACATCTTGTCGCGTATGACGGACTTCAACTTCGGTCCCAACGCTCCGCGGCCTCGGATCAAGTTCCGCAAGCTTGGCAACCAGAATAGCGAGGTTATCAAGGCGTTGATCGACGCGTTGATGAGCAAAGGTACGCTCGGTGTCGATATTCAGGAGCTTGGTGAGATCGCCGGCCTCACGCTGACCGAGATTGAGGCGACGGTTCAAGACCCTGTTGTTCAGCCAGACGAGGCAATTGGTAATGAAGACCAAGCTGACCAGGGCGATCAAGCCGACGACACGAAGGATCCCTCGACTAAGCGTCAGCCAGACGGAACGAGTGCAACTCAGACCAAGACGCCGACAGCCAAGAAGATCACGGCGCGGGTTGCGAGTCAGATCAACAACTTCTTCAATAAGCCTGGCTACAAAGATGCCACTATCGATCCGGGCTACTTGCGCCAGCTCGAGATGGAGTTCGCTCGCCGCGGATTCCAAGACCCGAGCCAGCGAGCAGCCGACGCACTTGACTCGATCAGTTCGTGGGCCAACGAGTACAAAGCACGAGCCACCAGCCCAGAGGAGTTCATGGATGGCTTCGATCTGGTCTTGACGGTTGCTCTGGAGGCGTAATGCCCGAGCCGCAATTCGAGGAGCTGCGGTGCTTCTGTCCGAACGCAACGCTACTCGCCATCATCAAGCGTGACAGCGACGGCAAGCCTCTCGTTCATATCAAGATATACAAGGCGAAACGTATCTACGGTGAGATAATCTTCGTTCTTGGTGAGATGGAAGTGCGCTGCCGGGATTGTTGGAGATGGCACAAGATTCGTATTATCAAGGACAGTGCGGTTAGGTCGCTGTCGAAGCGCTCGCGAGCAACTCGCTTGAATCTTGATGATTCGCACGAGCCTGCGCCGATCCGTTTGCAGGACACCGCCACGCGCGCGTAGGGTTTGCGGCTACTGGGCAATACCCGGAGTAGACCGAGGGAGCTAGAGTGTGACAGCATCAACGCTGGAGAACAAGAACACAGCGCTCCTATTCAGCTCTAGTAGCCAGAGCTTCTCAGCGAACAAGCCGACCTTCTCGCGCAACTCTGACGGCACTCTCTCGGTAAAGGGTGTAGCCGTCTTTCGCACTGGAACCTTTCGTGACTCGATGGGTGACCAGCACACGTACGAGTCGATGCACATGGCTCAGATCGTGTCGAACTTCAATCTGCTGAGGTCGCAGTCGATTCTCCCAGACGTGCCGGTGAGGTGTGACCATCCCGCTTTTCTCGGTAACGTCATGCGAGACGTGATCGGCTACACCGACTCGTTGTCAACCGTCGAGATGGTGAACCCCGCAAGTGGGGTCACCGAGACGTACGTCGTTGCGGACTTCACGATTCTTGACCCTTCGGCAGCAGATGCGGTCGAGTCGGGCCTTTGGCGGAACCGTTCCGCTGAGATCAGTCGGTACATCAGCAACTCGGAGACGGAATACTGGCCCGTCCTGACTGGGTTTGCGTACGTGGACATTCCGGCTGTGGAGGGCCTAAACTTCAGCAAGATTGCCAAGCGGTACGAAGGCACCGACACGGTAGTCGTCAACGAACTCACGGAGGACACAGTGGCAGACGAGAACGGGACCGGCAGCGAGTCCGGCAGCGAGAACCACGGCGCACCGGCTCGCCCGGCGACGCCAGCAGCGCCGTTCACCTTCTCGCTCGGCGAGGGCAGGAGCACGACGGACTTCGGTCAGGTGCAGACCTTCATTAACGGTCTCATCTCGACCAACGCCGCGCTGACCACCGAGGTCACGGACCTCAAGGCGACGCAGGCCGAGCAGACGAAGGCGAATCGCGAGAACTTCGTCACGAGCCTCGGAACCGACAACAAGATCCTCGCCTCCCAGGTGGACGGCATGAAGGAGCTCGTGTCGGACATGAGCGATGAGCAGTTCGGGAAGTTCCAGGCGCTCTACAGCAGCGCGCCGGTCCTCCCCACGCTCGGCACCCATGAGGTCACACCTCAGGCCGGTGGCGAGCAGAACCAGGGCCAGGACGCCGCAGACGAGAAGGTCGAGGCCGCGAAGCGGCAGTACGCTCGGCTGAAGGTCGGCGGCATGAAGCCCGATCAACTGGCCGCAACGAGCCAGGCCAAGGTCCTGAAGGCGGCGGGGATCGACCTCGACAACTTCTCGACGACCGGCATCATTCTCTGATCCCGGCGACCAACACCACTCACACAGGCACAATCACCAGGAGATAAGATGCCAGGATTCACCAAGGGAGGTGCCACCCTCACCCCCTTCGGTCGCAAGGAGATCCTTCGGTCCGTCCGAGATGTCAAGACGGAGAGCTTCACCATCGCAGCCACGAGCCTTCCGGCTCGTACCGTCGATGGCGTGGCTGGAATGAAGATCCTCCAGCCCGGAATGGTGCTCGCCAAGATCACCTCAGCGGCAGGGACCTCGACCGCAGCCGATGTAGGCAAGGTCGGCCCCTTCCAGGCTGGCGTGACGGACGGGCGTCAGACGCTCGCCAACATCGTCGGCGTCAACTTCACCTTCCTGCCTTGGCAGCTCATGGACCGGGACGTGGAGGTGTCCGTCATCTACGAGGCGGCCCTCGTCCAGGCTTGGCTGCTGGAGCTCGATTCCGGCGGTCTCGAGATCGCCCTGACCAACACGACCGCAG